TCCAATCAAGTTCAAAATTCTGTTCAGAGCTGTTTATATTTGATGATCTAAAAGACAAGTATGGATATGCTAACGAAGAAGAATGTTACGCAGATCGACACAATCATCGTACAGAATGGTACAATATGATTCACGATTACTGCCGCGATGATCTAGCACGTTTAGGTCGTAATTTATTTGATAAACACGACATCTACTGCGGACTTCGTAATAAGCGTGAGTTTCATGCTATGAAAAATGAAGAGATCTTTGATTACGCTATTTGGGTAGATCGTTCAGATCACTGTCATTTAGAACCAAATACCAGTATGACTATTGAACAATGGATGTGTGATTACACTATTGATAATAACGGTGATCTAGATAGACTAAAGTTAAATGTTAAAACTTTAATGACTACTATCTTTAAAAATCAGGGGTTAGATCTCCCTGCTTCCAGCGACTACCTTCTTTCTGAAGTGTCCGTTGACAGTTAGCACAAATAGTTTTTAAGTTGCTAGGACGGCAGTTATTTAGATTCCCGTCTATATGAAATACATTAAACACTTCTTTGTGCTTGGACTTAAAACCACACTTATCACACTTATCTAACAAGCGATACCCAAACTGATACCACTTGGGTATTCCGTACCCTTCGCCGTTTTTTGTACATAACTCGCACAAAGACCTATAATATGTGCGACCGTTCTTCTTATAGTTAACTGCGGCAGGCCTTAAACCGCATTTACATAATGGTCTCATACTAGTACTTACCCTTTTTTATCCCTTTTTATGCGTTGTTTACCCCGTATTTTTGTCTATTGCCGATAAATATCTATACAAGAAATTAACCATCAGGAGATAATCGAATGGCACTACAATCACCAGGCGTGCAAGTTACGGTAACAGACGAGAGTTTTTACACTCCCGCTGACGGAGGTACCACTCCACTTGTCGTAGTCGCAACAGCCCAAGATAAACAAAATGCTTCTGGCACTGGAATTGCTCAGGGAACCCTGGCAGCCAATGTTGGAAAAGTATACAGAGTTTCAAGTCAACGTGAACTTGTTGACTTTTTTGGTACACCAGTTTTTAAACAGACTATTTCAGGAAGTCCTAGAAACGCAGACGAACAAAACGAATACGGACTTCAAGCTGCATACTCTTTCTTAGGAGTTGCTAATTCTGCTTATGTCGTAAGAGCTGACATTGACTTAAATGAACTTACTGCTCAGGCCACTGTACCGGGAGCGGACCCAAGTGATGGTCAATACTGGCTAGACACACAAAGTACACAATGGGGCATCTTTGAATGGGATGGAAATCCTGTTACACTAGACGGCCAAGTGTTTAGTAACCAAACACCGATTGTTATTAACCCAACTGATACTGATAAACTTTCTGGTAATGCTCCAGCAACTGGCGTTGGTAGAGTTGGTGATTATGCTGTTGTTAACGCTTCTGATGTTGTAAGAATTTACTACAAAGGTGTTGATTATACAACTGTTGGAAATCCTGTTAGTTGGGCAGAAGTAGGAACTAAAGAATGGCGTAAGACATGGGCAGTGTTTACTGCTGACAGAGACGGCCATTCAGCACAAACAGGAACAACAACTTTTAGTATTAACGGAACACTAGTTACACTACCAGCAGGTTCAACTGTTGATAATGTTGTAACAATCGTTAATAACCTAAACATTCAAGGTGTTAAAGCTGCAAAAGTTAACAGCAAATTTACACTTTATATTACTGACACAGTAGATGACGGACTTGGTGATAGTACTGACTCAAACGTAATTGAAATGGCTGATGGTTCTGCTTCAATTAACGCACTGTTTGGTACAACTGGCGGCGTAAGCGCAGGAAACTATTATGGTCCAGAGTTACAAATGAGTCCACACACTTCAGTGCCACAGTGGAAATCAAGCTCACAACTACCACGTCCAACAGGAAGTGTTTGGGTCAAAACAACTGAACCAAATCAAGGTGCTCGTTGGAGAATTAAAGCATGGGATGCTGATACTGAATCATTTGTTGAATCACTAGCACCATTATACATTAATCCACAAACAGCAATTTTCAACCTTGACAGAACTACTGGCGGTGAGTCAATTCCAAAAGACACATTGTTTGTACAGTACAATTATACTGAAGATTCAGGATATGACAGTACACCACAAACAGGTAGTTTCAAAATCTTTACAAGAAAAGCAACTGGAAATACTTCTGTAACAAGTGGTATTATTGATGCTAATACTTTTAGCGCAGGTAGTTATACAATTAACGTTAGAGAATCAGTAACAGGTTCTGCTTCATTAAGTTCAGCTACTGCTGTAACATTTACTGCGGCAGGTGCTGTAAGTGATGCTAATACTGTTGCTACTGCTATTAACAATGCTCAAATGGATCATGTTGAAGCAGAAGTTGTAAGCGGTAGAGTTGTTATTACTCATAACGCAGGCGGCGAAATTAGATTTGAAGATGTTGATAGTGCTATGGCTTTAATGGGCTACAGTGCTTATGACTATTCTACTTCAACTGGAACTACTAATCTTTATGCGGCACCACAAGGTGACAGTTATGATTTTGTAGCAAGTAATTGGTTACCATTAGCAGGTACAACATTTGGTTACATTGCTTCAAATGATGCTCCGCAAAACGATCCACAAGAAGGACAGCGTTGGTATTCAAGTTTAACTGACGAAGTTGATATTATGGTACACAATGGTACTACTTGGGTAGGTTACCAAGATAGTACATCACCATTTTATAGTGCTTCATTGGCAGATCAAACTGACCCAGCTGGTCCTATTGTTTCTCCAACACGCCCTGTAGAACAGAGCGATGGTACACCACTTAAAACTGGTGACATTTGGATTGACACAGGTGACTTAGAAAACTATCCAGTAATTTACAAGTATAACAATGACTTGTCAAATACACCTATTGCTAATAGATGGATACTAGTTGATAAAGCAGATGCTTCATCAGAAGATGGTGTTGTATTTGCTGACGCTCGTTGGGGAACAGATGGAACAAAAGAGGACGCAGGAACAATTAAAGAATTGTTAACTGAAAACTATGTCGATCCAGATGCTCCAGATCCAGCACTATATCCAGCAGGTATTTTACTTTTCAATACACGTAGATCAGGATTTAACATCAAGGTTTACAGAAAAGACTATATCGATCAAGCACAAGACAATGCTAGATTTGGCAACCAGTCTATGGCTAACTACGCAACTGACAGATGGGTTACAGACTCAGGTGAAGCATTTGGTAGAAAAGCACAAAGACAAAGTGTTATTGAGAAGCTAAAGGCAACTATTGCTAGTAACCAACAAATTAGAGAAGACGAAGTTCGTCAGTTTAACTTGTTGGCTTGCCCAGGCTATCCAGAAGTTACACAAAACTTAGTAGACTTGAATACTGATAGAGGAACAACAGCGTTTATTGTTGCTGATTCTCCATTCAGACTAAAAGCTGACACACAAAGTTTAGTTACTTGGGGTCAGAATGAAAACAATGCTACTGACAACGGTGACGACGGACTAGTAACATTTGACGAATACACAGGCGTATTTTACCCAAGCGGACTTACAACTGATAACACAGGAAACAACATTGTTGTTCCAAGTTCACACATGATGCTTAAAACTATAGCACTAAGTGACCAAGTTGCTTATCCGTGGTTTGCTCCAGCAGGTATTAGACGTGGTGGTATTAGTAATGCTACTTCAGTTGGTTATGTTGATAGCGCAACTGGCGACTTCCAAAGCGTTGCTTTAACTGACGCTCAACGAAATACTTTGTACGATATCAAAGTTAATCCACTTACATTCTTCAACGGTGTAGGACTTGTTAACTACGGACAAAGAACTAGAGCATCAGGTAGTTCAGCACTTGATAGAATCAACGTAGCACGTTTAGTAATTTACTTAAGAACACAACTTAATAGACTTGCTAAGCCGTTTGTTTTTGAACCTAATGATAAAATTACTAGAGACGAAATCAAACAAGCAGTTGAAAGTTTATTACTTGAGTTAGTCGGTCTAAGAGCACTTTATGACTTTGCTGTTGTATGTGATGAATCAAACAACACAGCGGCACGTATTGATCGTAACGAGCTTTATGTAGATATTGCTATTGAACCAGTTAAATCAATTGAGTTTATTTACATTCCGCTTAGACTTAAGAACACAGGAGAAATCCAAGGTCAAGCATCAGCTTAATTTAAGTGGGGGATTTATTCCCCCACTCATTATGCTAAATAATATTATATAAACGGAGCATTAAAAATATGTCAATTTCAACACTATCAAAATTAACAGTCCCTTTAGCGACTGATACATCATCAAGCAATCAAGGCTTGTTGATGCCAAAGCTAAAGTATCGCTTTAGGGTGGTACTACAAGGTTTTGGTGCTAACGGTACAGTACCAACAGAATTAACAAAACAAGTACAGGATATTACACGTCCAAAGATTAACTTTGAAGAAATGGAAATTCCTGTATACAACTCACGTATCTACCTAGCAGGTAGACATAACTGGGAACAGGTTACACTTAACGTTCGTGATGACGCAAGTGGATCTATTCAAAGATTATGTGGTGAGCAAGTTCAGAAACAATTTGACTTCTTCGAGCAGGCATCTGCGGCGTCGGGTCAAGACTATAAATTTACTACACTAATTGAAGTATTAGATGGTGGTAACGGAACTCAAACTCCAAATGTACTAGAAACTTTTGAATTATATGGTACATTTGTACAGAACATTGATTACGGTGATTTGAACTACACTTCAAATGAACCAGCAATGATTTCTATGACACTAAGATACGATAACGCTATTCAGTACAGAGGCGGTGGCGTTGACGGTATTGGTAGAAATATCGGTGCTAGAACAATTGGCGCTCTAACAACTGGTGGTGGTTCAGCGTAATCACATTTAGTTAAAGATAGTTTGTTGAACAAATTGAGCTCGGGCTTAAAACCCCGGGCTTTTTTTGTGACTAAATACTAGTATGGCAGACAAATTTACAAGATTCTTATCAGGTGTTGGAACTGGATTACTTAATCCTAAAGGCAACTTAGGTGACGCTAGACATGCGTCTAGAACGTTTGTTGACGGAGCATTTTCAAGAGCTCCAAGAACTAAATTTTTATTCCACGTACATTTTGATATAAACCCAAGAGGGTTGAGTAGTGATTTCAGAAGTCATCACTCATCTTCTATTAGTGTTCTAGTGAAAACATCAACACTACCGAGATTTAGTTTTGATACTGATATGAAAAATCAGTACAATAGAAAAAAATTAATCTATAAAAATATCAACTACGATCCTATTCAAGTAACATTCCATGATGACAACACAGGAATTATTAATGCGTTGTGGGCACAATATTTCTTGTACTATTCTCCAGAAAGAGAACAAGTACCCGGTGCTTGGGATATTTTAGGCGGATCAGCAACTGGTCGTCAATCAGGAGCAGGACCTTATAACGGTGGGGGAGTAGTATACAGTGCTGAAAGTGGAGGTTATCGTTACGGTTTAGATTCAGATAGAGTTCAAGATCCTTTCTTTAGAAGTATTACAATTTACACTATGTCAAAGAAAAGATTTCATAGTTATAAATTAATCAATCCGCATATTAGAACTTGGGATCACGGCGATGTAAGTTATGCTGAAAGTGGCGGAACTGTTCAAGCAACAATGAACCTTGGCTACGAAAGTGTTATATACGGAGCCGGAAGAATTGATACAAACAATGCTGAAGAACCAATTAATTTTGGTAATTTACATTACGACAAAGTTCCTAGCCCATTAAGTGTGCTTGGCGGAGGAACAGCAAGTTTGTTTGGACCTGGAGGAATACTATCAGGTGACGGTAGTGGTGAATTATCAGGAGCTAGAACAATCTTTGGTGACAATTTTCAAGACAGAGGAGCAACATCTGTCAGTGCGTTGACTGCCGCAATAGGAGCAATTAACTTTGCTAAAAATTTAGATAATATATCAAGCGAAACACTTACACAAGAAGCTCTTAACTTAACACTAACACCAAATAGAACAGCAAATATTACAAGCGGTCTTCCAGGAATTAGTTTCGGAAGATTTGGAACAGTGACAGGAATAAAATAGAATGGCTGAAAAATCTACATACTCAAACTTACCGGCCTCAGCAACTACTAAATCACAAGACAGTGCTCTAAGATCTCTTTTATACTTTAATCAATATGGACAACAAGGTCTAGAATTTAGAGCAGAAGATGTTGATGCTACTATTGGTTTTTTAAAAGGTAAAGGATTTGCTGAACAAGCCGCTGTTGTTACAGGAGTAATTCTTTTAAAACAAGCAAAACTTGATAACATTCCCGTATATCAATTATTAGATTCATTAGAAGGATTAGAGTCATTACAACTATCTTCAATAGTTGGAGATATTTTAAATGAAAATAGATTTCCAACTTCTTTGTTAGGATTTAGAATAACAAAAGTTAGAAACGAAGAACAAGAGAGAATTATACTTGCCTAAATTTGCTCAGGGAAAATTCAATATGAAGAATCCCGCAAAGTACATCGGGA